TTCTTGACATCTTCTGACTGGAAAGTGTATTCTACACCAAGTCGTTCCATATTTGTGCCTCTAATCTTATTTTTAACTTCTTCTGACTGACCTGGATATTCTACACCAAGTCGTTCCATATTTGTGTGTTTTGACTTGGTTTTAACCTCCTCTGCTTGAAATACATTAATAATATTTTCCCCGTATTTTTCTTGGAGAGTTATAAGAGTTTTTTCTTTTGCTGAATCTGATTGTAGCGAACATGTACTTCCGTATTTTTCTAGATTTGTTGTCTTCAGATTATCCATAATTATCGTATTCTGTAGAGGATGGTCTACTCCATATCTTTCTAAACATGTTATTCTACTTTTTTCCTTTACTTCTGCTGATTGAAATGGTACAGCAACACCACGCCTTTCAATATTTGTTGCTACACGTTTTGCTTTTACAGATACAATTTGGCTGACACATTCAACGCCATATACTTCTTTAACAGTTTTATTTCTTTGTTTTGACCCTCTTTCATATATGCAATCATGACAGAACGCTCCCTTAGTAGTTATATCTCTAAATGTCCTATTATTTTCTTCTTTACCACAATAACATCTAAATTTAGGTTTCATATCTCTGTTAAAACTAGTGTAATTGTCTAGAAGAGTGGCATTTTCTTTTTTTAAGATTTCAATTAGATATTCCTTATTGAAGCGTTGCTTTGCCATTTCTATATTAGTGCTAAGTAATTAATATAATTCGTTTTAATCAATTTTAGTGCCGATTTAAAATGCTCGTTGATCTAAAGTAACTTAGTCTAAAGTTAATATAAAATATATAGTAGATGAATTACCAAGAAGAACCTTGTCTTTTTCATATTTGCATAGATGAATTAACTACAGCTATTAATGAACAGATAAAAATATATTATAATATTGAATGGTTTAAATATTGGTTAGGTGATGAATCACATTTTGATGAACTCTATTTTGAAAAAGTAGAAGAATATAGCTATAGGCCCCTTACAGATCAAGAGCAAGCTCTAATTAAACGAAAAGGAATTAATCTAGAGCGTATTATAGCAAGATGGCTAAATGCTAATCCTACTATATCACTCGATAATTTAGAAGATAAAATAACACAATATATTAAAAAAGAATTTAAGAAAGAAGATCTAAAGGCATTCTTTGAAGAATGTTCTTGTTAAGACAAGATCTATTTTAAAGAATGCTTTTCAGTTTATTTTGTATTAAAGAATATCAATAAATCTTCAGTATTATCTACTTTACTTTTTAGTTCTTCTAATTCTAAGAACATTGAAACATATGTCTTTAATGCATCACTAATTGTATCTAGTCCAGAAGGGAGGGGCCATTTTTTAGATACTATATTCTCAATACATATATCTGGTATGGGTATTGTAAATCCAGGATGTTTTCTAAATATAGAATTATCATAGATTCTATCTACCCATATGCCAGCCCAATTATCAATAAATAGATTATTTGATTGATGAGTAGTAGAATAATTTATTTTACAGATAAACCATTTACCTTCAACTTCTAACTGCGCTAATGATTTATAAGTAGGAATACACGGCCCATTTATATCTTCGACAAATCTTGAGGAATTGAGTATACTATTTCCAGTATCCCAATTATTAATCTTATCAACAAGGATACCATACTTTGGTGTATATATTGGCATTTCAAGTGTATACTAATTTATGTTATATTGTAGTATAATACAATTAGTAATTCAATTTTAATCCTCCTCGAAATCACACATAACCTTTCCGTCTGTCGTTAATACCGCCATGGGCTCTATCCAGTCCAAATCCCGTTCCTTCATTTCTCCCTTCTTCATATACCCGATCCAAATCCCCGCATACATTGACATGGCCTCACCAAACTGTATCTTGATCCAACACCGAGGATACTTTGTCAGTAAATACTTCAAGAAGGGAATAGGAGGAGCCCAGGCTGTAGAAAAATTAAATTCAATTCCATTCGGTCCATTACGTTCCATTGTTATGCTATAAGGATCCCACTTGGTTCCCCAGTGCTCGGTACACCAATCGGTCTCGGCATTTTCAGGCGGCGGATAGAAATACGAAAAAGCCAGTTGCTTCTCCGCAAACAGATCCAGGTCCTCCTCATGGCCGATAATAGTAACAGTATTCCCGCAATTGTTCGGCATTCTTCCGTGTACCATTTTATTAGCTTTAGACTTAGTTCTAAGTCTAAACCCAAAACCTCTATGACTACTATGTCCGTCTACATAGTAGTCATAGAATGCGATGACGACCACATCTATATTGGAGATGTGCGAAATATTCGGCTCAAGGAAAACGACCTTGTCCCAAAACGAATTATTGGCCTATATAATATCAGCCAGAACTATGCATATTATCGACTTACCAGAACCCCTGTAATTACTCATCTAGATAAGCTCCTGTATGAGCCAAGTCCAGCAAAGATAGTTGAAACAATTATAACAGATCGCTATTTCTACGATCGGAAAGACAACAATACATGGTACAAGGTCCGCACAGGGGACTTAAAGCAAAACAGTTGGATGGCATCCGTGGAGGCAGGCTATAAGAAACACGGGACCACGGGAGGATACTCAGCCCATCACCGAGCCAATCGACTCAAACCTGAGGAGGTCGATCAGAGACCCGTTTGCGACCACGGATATCCCTGCGAAGTCCATTTTAGTAAATCCACGAATACGATCTATTTTGACTGCCCTCTCAAATATATCTGGCCGAATTTTATGCCCGAACTAGAACGAATAAAACCTTGTGAATGTAAAATTGAACGTATTTAATATCTTATAGTATAGTAACATGCCTATCCGATTTATTAGAAATAAAATTGCAGATATGCTGAAGATAGATAAAATCCTTCTAGGGAGATGGAAATTAAATGATTACAAAGCAACCCAAATTAAAATCGATATGGCAAACACCGATCATTGCGGCACATGTACGATTATAGAATCCCAATATATCATACAAGAACCCATTAAAAAATCCGATTATCAGGCAAATTACTTGAAGAAATAACAGAAATAACAGGCATTAGACACCTATTTCTGATTATATATATTCCAGACACAGATAACAATAGAATTTCAACCCCACTTCGAACAATAATTGGCGTATCATCGACAAGGAGTCCATAGGGGATCCAAATGGAAGACGATATAATACTTAGAGCACAAAATGTCAACGAATAGATATTAGTGCTTTTTTTCGTGTATAATAAATACATAAAAATAAACCGTGCCACAATTGAAAAGGACACTGCTGTATAGGGCAATAGAATCAGAACTGACATAGAGATCTCTCTGATTCTATGCTTAGACTAAAGTCCTTTGAAGAAAAAATTGAACTCCGTTTGGCCCTCCATTGAAGGCAAGCACATCCATATTAACACAATAAAATGTCAACCGCATTTGAAACGTTAAAGCGCATCGGCGACGAGCTTCACGCCGCCCAGACCAGTTCCAATATCTGGATTGGCACACCGCTCGAATCCATCAACGAGCTGAAGCCCGATTTGGCGGGAAAGGTCGGCGAGGAGTTCATCAAGGCCATCTGTTTGGCAGAGGGAATTCCCAATGAGTCGACGGGAGACAAGAACTCGAAGGACGGCACATACGACCAGAAGATCGGGGCCGCCCTCAAAAAAACGGAGATCAAGACGGGGCGCCTCGGTGGCGGCAAATATCAGCATGAGACCCTGAAAACTGCGGGATATGACTACATGCTCTTCTTCGACATCAAGCCCGAGGGAGGGGCCATCACCATTCTGCCGCCGTTCAATATGACTATCGCGCATCCTGTCACAGGAACAACACCCACTTTAAGAAAGGGAACCACAGATGTCTATAAGTGGGACTTCTCGGAACTTCATATTACGCGCCTCGCAACGGCAGGCCACGCCATGCGCTTTGATAAAACAACGCCTGTTCGAGAACTGGGGGATTTCATGAGAGCCAAGATCCTATAAGAGCTGTTGGAAGACCAAAGATGTTCTTAAATTGTAGGCGGAATTGGTTGACAAGAAGGCCACGGAGCCCCAGTCAATGCTGCGCGCCTTCGCGATCATGGCTGCCTTGTCCTTGAAGAAGACTACACCATATCCTTTTTTCCCAGGGAGCGCTTCGAATGACGGATAGAGGCGCATGGTCTCTTTACCGAAGCACGTGGAGGGGAGATAGAGGTCGCATTTCCCAATCATCTCCTTGTTGCGCGTAGTTGCGACCGTGCCTCCATCGGACAGAGAATAGACCTTCATGCGGTCCTCGGACTGTTTGACGAGCTCGTAGTCGGGATTCTTGGTGTGCTTGGACCAGATCTGGAAGACTCCATTGATCTTGACCTCCTGCTTTTCGGGCGTATGGAACATGCCGGTTAGCAGTTCGCTGTAGATGAGGTTGTAGCCCTTGACACGCTTGCGCGGTGATCCCTTTCCGTCACTCTCGAATAGCTGGGGTAGAATGAAGCACACGTAGTCTGCGAAGGGCAGGGAATGATGGATGAAGTTGAGGGCCAGATGGCCTCGGAGACCGAAGGGGGGATTGCCGAAGACAATGTATTTTTTCGTGAGATCGGAGGGCGTCCAGGTCAAGTAGTCAGCACGGACAATGCCGGCTGCACGGGGCTCAATATCGAGGCCGAGGGAGCCGGCGGGCAACACCTTGAGGAAGGATCCGTCGCCGGCGGAGGGTTCGATGAAGGTATATTGCGAGAGGTCGACGTCGATCTCCTGCTGAAAGGTGTTCCAGCACTCTTCGGCAATCGTGGAGGGCGTGAAGAACTGGTCCTTGGCGGCGGAGCTGAATGTGGAATAGTCGATTTCCTTGCCAATAATTTTGGAGAGGTCGAAGATGTATTGATTTGGAACGTTCTTTAGTTCGATCCAGCGCCGAACCGTTCCGACGCAGAGGTTAAGCTTATTGGCAACTTCGGGAATTGTGTGGCTCTTGAGGCCTTCTTCAAGAAGGCTTAGCCCATTTGATTGAATCTTTTTAGACATCTCGTTGCCTTCCTATTAGTAGGAATATCCGATCAAATTTATAGTGGGGGGAGCAAGCTCCCCCCATACCCCCCGTTTTCTCAAATTTATAAGGGCTTGCCCTTCTCCTAATAAAAGGGGGGTATGGGGGGAGCTTGCTCCCCCCACCCATATAAAGCAATCATCACTAGTAATAGGATCAGGATGAACGAATGTTGTGTATACACCGTCTGTCAAGACGAACTCATCTATGAAATCAAACGTGGCGCAACCTCCCTTGATACGCTATTCTTGAAAGTCATCTCAAGATACAGTAAGCTTCTCTTAACAGATGCCAACAATGCCCTTATTCGACGAATAGCGCTGGAAATAGATGTGGCGAAAGATATCGAAGAGCAGATCCGAACTAAGTTTAAGGCTCACTTGAAACAATTATTCGATTGTAATTGTGCCTAAATTTGACAGCATCTTCCCAGCATTTTACCAGCAACACAGCAATGGAAATTCCTACCGATATCGCACTCCTTTTAAAGCCAAATGAGGACCCTGTCAAACACAGCCACATCTACATAGACAACCAGGTCATTGCGAAGCATGATATAATGGATTTCACCTTCCCTGACACCAAGACCCGAACTCAGCCCCTCATTACCTGGACGCACGTCAAGTTCATGTGGCCGAACGCCGAGCAGATTAGCGCATCGTATCATATCGTGGCGTTAACGCCAACCGATATGATCCCTTTAACCCAGCTCACACCTATCAGTCGTGGCACTTGGATGCGGATCCGCATGCCGATCCCTGCGCTTCCCATGGAAGACAGCTCCATTATCGCCATTGTCAACATTGAGGAGAATCTGGAGCCCATGCATCCCTCCTTTATCTCGATGCAGCTGGCCGGCTTCGATCACCTCGACACCTATAACCTATACTTCGATATCGCACCGGGCTGGCGCCTAGTCGACAAGGGATCAAAATGGGCCTTTGTGGAGACAGACCCTGCCTAAAAAATAGCCCGCCTTCAGTAAGGAGATGTCGACCAGACCCCGCGGTGATGTGACAACGGTCATTGACCTGGCCTCCCGAAACGCCCAGGACGACTTTTTTTTCCCCATTAATTCCAATAAATCCTGGTTTCATCAGGATTCGGGCTACACGACCTATCCCGCAACGATGTCCGCCCAGGAGTTCACGCACAAGGGCACAGCCGCCTGGGGTGGCCGCCTGACCTTTGAACTGGGAGCGCTCCAAACAGGCGACCTCCTCCAGGCCCTATCCGTCCAGATTCGCCTCGGTCACTGGTATAATCAGCAGATTCTTCAGAACATTGCCGGCGGAACCTATGTAGTGGATCCGTCCTCCAATCCCTGGACCTACATTAATTCCCTCGGTTCCTCCATTATACAGTATGCCGAGTTCGAGGTGGGCGATCAGACGCTTGAACGAATTGACGGGGAGTTCATTAAGGCCTACGCATCCCTCATTCCCGATGTCAACATGCTCTTCGGATTCTCAACCGATGGATACGGAATCACGAGTCTGGCGAATGTTGCAACGAACAGGGCCTCCATGAATCCGAACCGGCCCTGGCCGACCCAGGACGGTGTCTATTTCTGCCTGCTCCCCTTTTTCTTTATGAGAACACGCTTGAAGGCAGTCTTTCCCCTTGTGGCCTGTGCGGAGGGCTCTGTGAGAGTCCATATCCAGCTCCGATCATTCGCAGATTGCGTGAGGTCTAGCGCAGGGTTCCGCCAATCCTGTACGGACACGCCCCTTGGCACCACGACACGGTTTCTAACGGCGGACTCCTCCTTTAACTACGTTAACCCCGACCAGGTTCCGCCATTCCAGGATTTCCGTGTTTTAACCTATACGGGTCTGGTCTCAGAGGCCGTGCGAAAGGCCTATATACACAAGCCGTTCGAACAGATCAGCAAGTTCTTGACACGCTACCATTTCGATGAACCATACAAATTCCTGACGAGCAAGACCAATTCCAACTCGGACACGATCGAAGTCTCGTTGCCGCTGGAGCTCAACCATCCGACCCAGGAAATCATGTGGGCGTTTCGGCGCAAGGCGACGACCATCAACAACGAGTGGTTCAATTACAGCCCGATCGTCGAGACACAATACAATCCTATCAGTGTTCCTCAAGATTGGTTGGTTTATGCAACCTTGAGAGTGAATGGTATGGTCGTTCAGCAGGCGCCAGGAGAGTGGTGGCGACAGTCCATTTCGAAGGTTCACAAGGGGGGATGGAATGCCTGGGCGACGCATACGTATGGCTATTCCTTTGCTATGGATCCTGACGCACATCAGCCATCGGGATCTGTCAATATGAGCCGCGCCTCCTCTGTTCGTCTCGATTTGCGGGTGAAAGTGCCGAAGGCTGTTCCTGTTCCGAGTGGATTTGATGCGGATGTGGCTCAAGGATGGGAGGTATTCGTGTATGCAATTCATCTGAATTGGCTACGATTTGAGAATGGATTGTGCCAGAAGTTGTTTGAGGATTAGAGCAGCTCTGCTGCTCTAATCCGAATATTCTACTACGCTAAAGCGTAGTAGAATCGAGGATTAGAAACGCTAAGCGTTTCTAATCCGAATATTATCGTATGCTTTCAGCATACGATAACCGAGGATTAGGACTACTTCGTAGTCCTAATCCAGATGTTTGTATGTCCTTTAGGACATACAAACCGAGGATTAGAGCAGCAGAGCTGCTCTAGACAAACTCAAACTCCTTCTCTTTTAGTCGTTGAAGGGTGAAGGGAATTTCGACAATAACACTCCCGATAAATTGGGGTAGAATGAATTGAAGTTGGAGCGTTAGCGTTGTGAAAAAACTTATAATCGTCAGAATCTGCATGAAAAGGGGTTCTGCCAAAATAATCACATAGGTCCATCGTTTGCTAAAGGGGACTTTTGTTATAGCCCGATTCCAAATATAGGAATGTAGATTGTTACTCATAGCGTAATAATAATATGACGACATCAGCGAAGAGATAAATCCCGCTAGATACATGAGGCCCACTTTGGGCCATGTATCGAGTGTAATTCCTAAGAACTGCGTCGTGTTCTCTTCAGTTGTTCCTGGGCCGAAATGGAGGAACTGTTGCGAAAATCCCCCCTCTAGATTAATAAATATAATATACCCTGTGAAAAACAGGATAGAAATTATAAGAATACTCTTTGGACTGCTTAGGTAGGTTCCGATACGATCTAATGTGGTCGGTGAATCATCCCCTTTTTCTTGATCTTCTTGTTCTACAAGAGGAGCCACCTCAATTGCGACGTCCATTATATAATATATGCTATCGAACCTTAGATCCAAAATATTATCACATCTATCAGTAGAAATGGGAGGACTCTGTAGCAAGGCAAATATTGCGATTTTAGAAAAGGATGTGATAATTGCGGCCAAGAAGGTAGTTGCCGATCCGGCTGTTTTGGCATCTGTAGAAAAGGCGGTTGGTGAGCTTGTTGCGGATGTGAAAGAGGATATTAAGGAGGTAAAGGCGAATAATGAGCCAAAGGCGGATAATGAGCCAAAGGTGGATAATGAGCCAAAGACGGAAAATGAGCCAAAGGCACCAACGGTGAATACAGTGGTATAATTTGTCCCACTATAAATAGGGATGCAATCATTTTTGTGGCTTGGGTTATTAACGATTCTCATGTTAGGTCTTATTATTGCGGCGAAACATGAGAAAAAAGTGGTGGAAATGTTTTTTGATGTAAGTTCTGATAGTGCTGGAAATAAGATAGGAGACAGCACAGATATCGATCTGACTGCCATTGCTGATGCTAGTATTAGGCAAAGCCTGTATGATAGCAACGTATATGATGATGCGAGGAGTAGTGAAGTCCCTAATGACTATACGGTAGAGATTGTAAATTCCACCAAGGTTCCTCAGGCGCCCTTTCCACCCTGCGTAGGATTTGTGGATGAGGTTGTCTATGCGCCGAGCGATGTGGATGCCAATATCAGACAGATCAAAGCAGATATCGCAAATCTCCAACAGAATATTCCAAATTATGTGACGGATGGTATTAATCAGCAGACAGTCCCTCTTGTCAAAGGTCTCCTACGGCAGAAGGGATATCCTTTAACGGACGATCAATACGGACAGAATGATTGGAACTGTGATTAAGCGTTGTTGTTATTGTTATTGTTTCGTTCAATGACAGGGCTCAAGTGGTTCTTGCGTGTTTTTGTCTTATGAGAAAGGGAGGAATTTGGCCGTAGAATAGCCACATTTACTTGCCTTGTCAAATCCGCTATAACATCTTCATCCTCTTCCTCCTCCTCAATTGCTTTATTAACGGCTGCCACCAGTCGGTTACAGAACTTTAATTTATGCTTCTTTCCTTCTGCCTTTGCATGGCATATATGAATCGCTTTTACAACAGCATCAAATCGTTTATTGCCGTTTCCTAAAAGTTCAGCGCCATTTTCCAATAATAATAGGGCCGTATGGATGTCGGATTCTAAAAATATATCAAGGGCGGTTCTTCCATCCTTTAAACGGATATTAAGATATAGACCCTTTCCGTCCCTTATTTCTTGAATAAAATATGCGATCTGCCGTGTATTATCATCACGGACATCTGATAGAAAGCGAATACTTCGTTTTATTTTATCATCAATCTCTGTAAGAGCCGCCTTGCGTTTACCAGTAATATATTCTTCATTGACAGCTCCCTTTTTTTTAGCAGCATATGCTGCTAACTGTTCTTCAATAAATTCATACATTTCAGCCCGTTGATCCTCAACAGATTTCATGTCAATTTGATTTGCGATCCTGACACTGCGACTTCTATTATGAAGGGCCATGCGGCGCCTTGTAGAGGCATTGGAATTGTTTAAACTATTCTTGGAGTCTTTGCGTCTGGAGGATGGCATCTCTATTCTATTTTTACATTATTCGTCTTGCTTGGGAGCAAGATAGAATCCCACCGATCCCTTATCTCCCATGTCGTAGCTCACATAAAGCGGCGACCCCTCGATCATATACAGATTGACCGAATCCGAAATATGTTGTGCCTTGGTAAAGGCCACAAGATATTTGAGCGCAAACATCATCGACGTCGGCTTCGAGCACACAATATCCGTCCAGAGAGCCGCCGACTTCGAGGTCTTATCCTGCTTCTCCGTAATCGTTGTTTTCCCCGCATCCCCTCGAATCTCCGCAGTCAATAAACCCTCCTCTACCGCCAAGACAACCGTTTCCCCGAAGGTCGCTCCATCTCGCACCAATCGGCTAAACTCCGCGCTCGGCATGGTGATCGAACAGGTGTATTCCAGGTCCGGGATCGACAAATGCTCGGAGTCAATATCCATGAGATTCATGACGAATTCATGCTTGCGACTGCCGGACTTGCTCTCGAAGGTGATCTCAAGTTTGGACTGATCCTTGCTTTGCCGCAACACAACAGAGTCATCGGATTCCGCACACTTGACAATCTTGGTGAGATTGGCAACATTGATTCCAAGCGTCAATGTCTCCGAGCACCGATAGACAGAACAGGCCTCTGCTAGAATGGTAAAGTTCACGAGGGCCACGTGGCTCGAATCCATAGACTGGAGCTCAATGCCGTCCTCCGTGCACAGCAGATTCACATCTTGGACGAGATCCTTGATCGCATCCAAGATACGCTTTAAGAGAATGGCGTTTACAAAGCGGGCTTCAAACATAGTTGTTATCTCAACGCACCACCCTATCCGTCAAATTTACTTGGGATTGGTCCTACGCTTCTTACGCACCACCACCGTCCAGGAGGGATCATCGCGGTCCTGAGTGAGATCATCGGACCAGGGACCAGTAGGCCTCTTAGAATCGACTGGCTGAACGACAACATTTTCCACCTTGGGCTCCTCGAATGTCAAATCCGAGAACTGAAAGGAGCTGGGTTCCTGTCGAGGGGCTGACCTCTTTCCATTGGTTTGCTTCTGGGTCGACATTCTGAGAAAGACAATCAATATTTGTTTAAGTAGAGAATGCGCCTACCCTATACGTATTTTGGGGGGCGTTCCTATAAGAATCCGACTCATTGGCAAAAGGGTATTCCCATAACAAAGATTCAGACGGATGGTTCCTTCTATACAAAGAACAAACAGGGGGCTGTTGCGGCCATATTAAATCTTCCCGTGGGTTCTAAGCATCAATACGTCCAGCCCCTGTATCAGCTCGAAAGCTCTACGGAGGCAGAATGGGCCTCTGTCTATTATGGGCTTCAGCTAGGTATTGATATGGATCAGAAGGAAATGGGATTAGAGAACGACTGCCTGGGGGTCGTGCGAGAGATTATGTTCCAAGCCCCTGGGAAGAAGGAGTATGCGCGATATTACCATCACAAGATTCGGGAACTTTCTTTGAAGACAGATTGGTGTGGGATTCGGTGGATCCCGAGGGCTGAGAATCGGGCCGATGACTTATTTCATCGGCCACGTTTGGCTTAGAACAGGGCTTCTTTCGACGCTGATGGGCGTCCGCATGGCTCTTTTGATAGAAGAATTTGCCACAGCGACCACAGAAGTATTCGACCATTCTAGAATATAATAATCGTTGATTTTTAGATTGACCCGGCCTAAAAAGTTTCTAATATAATAATATATTACCATGCAAATATTTATCAAGACCTTGACAGGGAAAACTATTACAATTGATGTGGATCCTTCGGATAACATTGAGGCAGTCAAGGGAAAGATCCAGGAAAAAGAGGGCATCCCACCGGACCAACAGCGCCTGATTTTTGCAGGCAAACAGCTCGAGGATAATCGCACTCTGAGCGACTACAATATCCAGAAGGAGTCCACACTTCATCTTGTGCTCCGCCTGCGAGGTTAGATATAATACTATAGTTATTTATACATAAGTATTTTAAATATTTATGTATAAAATATATACTTATAAATATATCTGTAAATATATAAATTATGTATTTTTACGATATACAAACAATCGATCATCACCACGACCATTTATATGACTAAAATCAATATGTTCGAATTGTGACATAAATGATTCAGGGTATTCTTTATTATTAATATGTTCTGGATAGACATCTTCAATTATATATATGCCATTTGTATTTACAGAATCGCGCAATAAATTAAATGATGCTATTTGATCACGTGATTGATGTGATGCGTCATCTATTATAATATCGAATTTTATATCTTTTACAATCGATTTAAGTTGTGGATCTGATTGGCCTAATTCTATTTTTATAATATTATCCCTATTAATATCAACTTTCAAATTTCCAAAATCATGATCTAATGTATATATAGTTGCCTTTGGAAATAATTCTTCAAAAATAAGTGTTGAACCACCATAATACGTGCCTAATTCTAAAATATTTAATGATCTATCGCTATTTACATATTTTTCTAATAGATCTGGATATATTAAATGATAACAATGATAAAACCCCTTATCGCATAAGCAATCTGAAGTGCCATCTGCTCTATTAACTTTCATATTACTATATTTTAAAATAATATCTTTAATTGCCTCCTTATTCATTATATATTATATATAAATAAATATGGCTTTCTTTAAACTAACAGTATATATTTTATGTTAATGAATATTCTATCAGTTAAATCTTTTATTAAACGAATCCCATTCTCGGCATCTTCCAACCCATGAGTCCCTGACTAACAACTACACCGTCACGAATAGGGAGTCTTCGCCGCCCCTGTCCGTAATTCTGCTCGATAATGTAGACATAGTTGCGCGTTACATTGATTACTACTGCCACGTGGCCCGTTACAGGGAATTCATTACAGGGCCCCCAGATTAGCAGGGATCCTGGAACAGGTTTCGGACTTGTGGAGATATTCATGTAACCATCCCAGAAGAACAGTCGGCCGGTTAAGAAGTCGCGTAAGGTGTGAACGCTAAACAGATCCTTGGCATTCTCGACCTGTTGAATGATGGCCCCATAGTAAATGAGGTAGTAGCGGCGGGCTAGTTCAACACATTGATACTTAATTCCCGTATAGAGGCCATTATAATACATGGGTTCATCTGATACAGGTTCATTCGGTTTCCGCCGATACAGAATTATTGACATCCTATTTTCAGAGCAGATTAGATCTTCTTTGAAAATAACAAAACACAAAATATAAAATACAGTCCTATTCGTCTAGATGCGAATTCGGGTAGGATTATGAGAGATACGTTCTTCATTCATATCATGAATTCGCACTTCTCGTGAAGCAGACAGGGGTGTTTCAGTGACATAGACAATCGTCTTAGGACTGCGAATAGGATTCTGTTTCCGTCTATTGACTTGAATGACTATGGCGGCCACCGATACAGCCGCAAGAACACCGAGAGGAATAGCAACTGCCATTATCAGATTATTAGAGCCATTCGCAGCAATGGTCGATGAACTAGGGGATGCTGTCAATCCTTGGCCGATGATTGTCATCAAGGAACCGTCTGTAATAAGTTTATCGATCGTTGTTGCATTGAGTGTATCGCTCAGAATATAGTAGTTGATTGTGAAATCAGTGCTAGATGTCTGGAGTTGACGGAGAAGACGCGCAGGATTCATTAGAACAGGGGAGCAAGTCACAGTCTGTTGATTGACAAGAGAGGCATTGAAGGGAACAGAATAGGATCCTGCCCTATCCGTATAGGTGGCGTTCTCTAGAACAACGGTGGACGGTGGAACGTTTAGGGCACACGAGATATTCCCTTGGATCCCTCGAATAGTCTGATTTGTAATGCGGCTAGGATCGATGTTGCGAAAAGTTACAGCAGAATAAAGGGCGGGTTTTGTAGAAGGAAGGGAACTAGAGCGAGGAAGAGAACTTTGCGAGGGAATTTTACTTGGAGTGGGATCTGATTTAGGTGAACCACTCGGTGAGGAACTTGGTCTTGAAGAGGGATCTGATTTGGATGTAGGACTCGGAGAGGGATCTGATTTGGATGTAGGACTCGGAGAGAGATCTGATTTGGATGTAGGACTCGGAGAGAGATCTGATTTGGATGTAGGACTCGGAGAGAGATCCGATTTAGATGTAGGACTCGGAGAGAGACTCGGAGAGAGATCCGATTTGGATGTAGGACTTGAGGAGAGATCCGATTTGGGCGTAGGACTAAGACTCGGATAGGGACTTGGGTAAGGACTAAGAGAGATGTCTGAAGAAGAAGGAACAGGTGTTCGACTCATATAGGGACTTATAGGGGCAGGAGTTCGACTTGAGTAGGGACTTGGTACAGTCGTATTGGCTGGCTTACTGCTATTTGTAGAACAACCGACCACACCATAAGGGCAGGGACTTTGATTAGGTGTAGGGCAGCTCGCTCCATTACACCCTGGACTTGTTTGGCTTGCTGCGAATGTAAACGCTAACGCTAGAAGTGCTCTCAACATTCTAATGAAGACTATGGATATTTGTTTATATTCTTAGTGTGCAAATATCACTTCAATTTTTCTTGTATATAGCATATGCTACTAGAAATCTGCTGCGCCTGTGGCTTCGTACACAAAGATGATCGGATTACGGTAAATGATAAGGCATACAGAGCATATAAGCCCCATTACCATTGGAGCCCTACTGAATTATCAAAGGACGGCATAATCCTACATGCGACCCTATGCGTTGCCTGTTGTAATCCACACATTGATTGGAAAGAATTCTTCGAACAAAAGAGGCTCACTCCTGAAAAATATCGCGTCAAGGGGTCCTTGAATGCGCCCCTCCCGACTAGGCTGCTGGCATGGGCGAATGAATTATATGCGGCACAGTGTGAATATTTCAAGTTTGACGAATAGGTGTGCGGCGCACTTTTTATGAACTACATCCAATAATTCATAAAAAGTCCGGTCCCAGACGGTATCGATCCGTCTACCTTGCGGTTAACAGCCACACGCTCTACCGAATGAGCTATGGGACCCTTGTGTGATCCACACACCTATCCGTATCATTTAATTCTTTGACCCTGAACGCGGCAACCGTTTCGTCCGAAACTTGCCCTTGATTTTGATCTGTCGACTCCCACCTTTTTTTGGCGTTTCCTTTTTTCCAAATAAATTAAACCAGCCCTTTGTCTTACTATCCTTTTTGAATTCGGCGCTCGCTTCCACTTTCGCAATTACCTTTTCAGATGCTATCAGATTCTTTTTTACATCTTCCGCTTTTACACCGGCCATCTTCATGCTGTCCTCCAACTGTTTTGCGGTGACAGCAGCGGCAGCCTGACATTCTTCATCGGTAGTACATTCTTTTACAGGTTTTATTTGGATTCTATCAAAGAATTTTATTACTTCGTCGAGTTGTGTTATTTCACTCTTCATGGACGCTAAGACATCACTGTGAATAGCGGTCACCATATTGAATTTTGAAAGAGTCAATAGGAAAGACGTTATAATATCATCAAAGAGATCCTGTAAATTACTTACAATTGTGGAGGATGCAAAGACACGCTGTAGTAGCCCCGAGGTCTTTTCAATCCATTTCAGTTCCTTTTTCTTACCAGATCTATCTGTGTTCTCATTGGCATCTTCAAATGCCTTTCGTATGGAGGGAGGAGATGTTAAATAGAGATAGGCTTTGAACTCATTGAGAGCCAAAATACACTGTCCGTCGTCAATAGTATACTTCATACGTTTTCCAATAATAGACATAATTCGATAAATCTCCATCATCTGCATTAATGTTTCGAAGTAGGCCTTCATTTTTGAAACAAGTTTGGAATGCATTTTCTTTTGATGCATAACTACCATGATAATAGATGCTACCGCAGCAATCACTGGAAGTGCTGGACTAGCAGCAAGAGCGGTGAGACTTGTAGCTCCAAGGGCCATCGCCGCCGTATGGAGGTAGGGTCCAAGCTTTTGTGAGAGACCCTGAATGGCCCCGCTAGCAGCTTGAGCGGCATCGATTGCTGAAGAAGTAATTGTACCAATGGTCTCTTTTAATTGAGCGGCAGCTTCTGGATCTAGGGATGCCGCATAGGTCGCAACGTCGCGGGTAATATTTGATAGCGATGATGCGCTTTCTGTGACCGCTTTAGAAAGAGCAGCAGTCGCCTGAGCCGCTTCAGAACCTACCGCATTTTTTGCCTTATTAATGGCTCCATTTAGAGAGTCCGCAACTGCTTTCGCTTTTGCAGCAATTTCAGGATTTGTCTGTGTTGCCGCAGCAGCAATTTTAGCAGCAGCATCTGCTGCTTTCTGCGCTTCTTCTGAAACAGTTATCATGGCCGCCGCTGCCCCTTCCTTTAGTTGATCGGCAGGGATATCCTTCAGACTATCTTGTATCACTTTTTCGGTAGAGGCTAAGGCGGCAGAGGCAACATTTATAGAGTCGGAAGCGGCTTTTGCGGCCGCTGCCGCGGCTCCAGGGGCGGCATCCTTCAGCGCAGCCGCTATTTTATCATCTAGCGGACCCAATGCGGCTCCTGCCTTATCAATGGCAGAGGCTGTAGAATCTGTCAATTCTTTTACATCATTTACTAATCCAGTTGCTAATGACCTATTCATTTCTGTATCCATCATACCAATTTCACCGGCAGTTTCTGCCAAAGATATAAGCATTCCTCCAGGATCGATGCCATCTTCCTCGGGTGCCTTAAATTCCTCCTTGAAATTTGCGCTAACAGGTTTATTTCCCACGATTTTATTGAGTGCATCCATACGTTTTTGAATGCTCCTTGTAAGTTCGATTACTTGCTTGTACTTGTCCGTATCAGCCATCCTATTAGTTTCGGATAAACAAAAGTGCTATTTTACGCCGCTGAAAAAATTGAACTTCGGTTCGAGCACTTAAAGAGGGCACCCGCGTCGATAAATTTGAGCGATTCATATCCAGATTCTATAGTAAGAATGTCGACTAAACTCGTTTTGAAGCGGAAAAAAGTGGTGGTTGAGCCAAAAGTTGAGCCGACAGTTCCAGAGCCAAAGACGGCTAAACGAAAGCCCAAGAACGAGGTCATCGAAGTCCCCTCCTGTCCCATTTGCGCTGAGCCTTATACAGCAGTGGTGCGAAAGGAGACGGAATGCGGCCAATGTCACAAGAAGGCCTGTATCAAGTGCGTGGAGACCTATATGTGTTCGTCGATCGAAGATCCCCACTGTATGCATTGTCGCACTACCTGGACCCGGGCCTTCCTCAACACCATCTGTACGTCCACCTTCCTCAACAAGACCTATTTCACTCATCGCCAAACGGTGCTGCTGAATCGCGAAAAGAGCTTCCTGCCGACCTACCAGGTCGTTGCTGAGCGGGAGCTCAAGGCCCGCGACATGCAAAGGGAGGACAGTGGTCTCATGAAGCAGTATCGTGATATTGAGACCGAGATGAATAAGAAGCTCCTTGTCATTCAGCAGCAGCGTAATCAGCTCTTTCGCCGCATCCGTAATGTGCGTGAGGGCCGCGAAGAGAGTGCGGAAGGTCCCGCGAAGGCCACGGTTGTCACCAAATTCATTCGGCGCTGTACGGTCCCCGAATGTAATGGATTCTTATCGAGCGCCTGGAAGTGCGGTCTCTGTAATACGTGGGCCTGCCCGGATTGCTTCGAGATCAAGGGGCTCGATCGTGATGTCGCTCATACCTGTTCGGCGGATGCCTTGGCGACGGCCACAATGATTCGCAAGGATACGAAACCCTGTCCTAGTTGCGGAGAAATGATATCGAAGATTGATGGCTGCGATCAAATGTGGTGCGTCTCCTGTCATACCCCCTTCTCCTGGACCTCAGGCCAGGCCATCAAGACGGGAATTGTCCATAATCCCCACTACTTTCAGTGGCTCGCCAAGGGCGGCCAGCATGCGCCGCAAAATCCTGGCTTTGTTCCTTGTGGTGGTCTCCCGAACGCCTATCACGTTCAGGGCGGTCTTCGAAATGCGACAAAGGAGGATCGCAAGGAGATCCTGGAAATCCTCCGCATCTGTACGCACGTCATGGATGTTGAGCGCCATCGCTATGAGCGCCACCTGGATCCCATCAATAATCAGGATGTCGGCGTTCAGTATCTCTTGAAAGAGCGAACAGAGGAGGACTGGAAGAAGCACTTGGGGAAGGTCGAGCGAGATCGCCAGAAGTCCAATGAGATCCGTGATATTCTGGATGCGTTCAATGGTGCGGCAATTGATCTCTTTCGGCGCATTGATACGGGAAAGACCTATACGAAGGAGGAGGCAACGGACCTCATTGTCACTCTGCGTATAGAACTCGAGGAGCTCCGCCGCTTCTCCTTCGATGCCATGAGCGAGGTGGGGAAATACTTCAACTGCTCGGTGCCCTGGATCAACGAAAAGTGGGAGATCGTTCATGGAACGGAGCGGAATCGTAGGCTCAAGGCCGAGGCGGAGGAAAAGCGAGCCTTAGAAGCTGCGGCTGCCGCTCAGGCAAGAAAGGCCGCGATAGACACAGAAAATGCTAGATTGGCAGCCGCAGCAAGAGGTGCTACAGCAGCAACAGCAATCACAACAACCACAACAGCAGCACAGCCCTATCTAAATACAACACAAACCGCCGCCGCTGCGGCAACGGATATCGCGGCAAGGATCGCAACAACAGGCTACACCAACCCTTCATAAATCCTCTCAATCACGAATAGGGAATGGACTATGATTTCATTATAGTCGGTGCTGGCGCAGCCGGTCTTTTTTCAGGCGTTGAACTCTTAAAGCGGGAGCCCAAGCCGACCGTGGTGCTCCTAGAAAAATACAACTATATCGGCGGCCGTGTTCTCACACACAGAGAGAAGGTCCGAGGCACACCCTATCAGTGGGAAGATGGAGCGGGAAGAATTGGTGATTCACATGCCATGACACATGCTCTTATTAAGAAATATGATCTCCATACACATCCGATTGGTAACGGGTCCACCAATTGGTACAATGAACCCAATTCTTTTTTATCGCTTATTCCGACCTGGATTGCGCCGCTTCAAGCCTTATCCCCGACAGTTCTCAAACAGTCCACGCTCGGCGAACTCTTGTTGAGGGTCCATGGACCAAAGGCCCGCGAGTTCTATGCCCGATTTCCTTATTGGGCGGAAATGCACGTTCTGAGAGCGGACCTTGCGCTCCAATCCTTTCTCTCTGAATTTGGCGGCGGAGAGCAGTTCTGCGTTATTGCGGAAGGATTTCAGGCAGTCACAGATGGCCTCAAGAAGGAGTTTATAACGCTCGGCGGAGACATTCAGATGAAGGCGGAGGTCCAGGATGTTCTGGAAGACGGACAGGGTGTCACGGCGATTCTCAAAGACGGCCAAATCAGGGCCAAGCGAATCGTCCTGGCGCTCCCCTCCGAGTCCTTGAAAGCCCTACCCTCTATCCGTCCTAAAATGCCAATTCTCGAGCATCTGGCAATGTCCCCTCTTGTTCGCATGTATGCGGTATTTCCAGTTACCAAGGGCCAGACATGGTTCTCGGATATGCCATCGACAGTCGTCCACAATAAGCTCCGCTATATCATTCCTGTGAATTCTGCCAAAGGAATCATAATGATTTCGTATACGGACGGCGATGATGCACGCCATTGGATAAACGTTCATGAGAAAAAGGGGCTCGCAGAGGTCAAACGGCAAATCATGAGCCTCATCCGACATACCTTTCCTCATAGATCCATTCCTGAGCCGCGCACCTTCAAGATCTATCCCTGGTCCAGTGGATGCACCTACTGGACCCCCGGTCTCTATTGTCCCAAGACGATTCTAAGCACCGCCTATAAGGTCACGGACCGTGTCTTCGCCTGTGGAGAGAGCCTCGCCTACAAACAATGCTGGGTCGAATCGGCCCTGGAATCCGCAGCAAATATGTTGAAAGAGATAAAGTAGATAGATGTTCGACGTTCATTCCATAGTATCCCTCTTCCACATCCTATTCGTCGCTCCCCTGTTCTTTACAATCGCCTTCTTCCGATCGGATCTTCCCATCTGGGCCTTTCGTAGTATCTTTGTTCTTGGACTCTTCGTTCTCGTCTACCACGCCTATAAGTTCTTTGTTAAGATTGCCAGGCACTCCCCCTGGGCCTGGGTGAATGCGATTCATGTTCTTATCGTGGCGCCCCTGCTGATTTACATCGGTCTCGAACAAAAAGAAGCAGGTAGAGCCTCTTATGAACTTGCGATTATGGTGGGATTTGCCGCTCTTGGCTACCATCTCTATATGTTGGTGAAACAGCTGAATGTCGCACACGATGATTAACCGTTAGATTATATCTGCCAAGAGCCTGTGCCGAGGATCCGTTATTGGTAGGGATACGCAGGCGATGCTGTGATAATAGAATGCCCCTAGACTGTCAAAGGTGTCATGGCACGTTTTACAGGATATTATTCCATCCTCTCGTTCTAACAAGGGGTTTATCTCCCGACCCATATGCGTTCGCATATAGTGTGTGCGACAATTTCCTTTGCTACTGCTGCTGAAATCGCAGGTGTCGCAGGGACACTCAAACTTCTCTGTCTTCTTGAGGGCTGGATGATCGCCCTTTCCGCTAAAGTTTATCAAATGTTTCTCGAGGGTCTGCTTCTGGAGAAAGATTTTATCACAATGCTTACACTTGTTCTGACGATTTTCATCGTGCTTATTCAAGTGCATACACAACGTTGAGCTTTTCGTCGCCGTGTAGTTGCATTCGGGGCACATATAGAGTCCCGCATCGTTCCTAACATATCTGCGCTTACCTGGCATGGTGAATATGGATGATATGGTATCTACGGTTACTAGTCGAGGAGGCCTTAAGTAGTTCAATTTTTTTTAGGTAGGGGAAATGCCGCGATCTTTTTCGCCTGCGTAAATAGACATGGATCACGCAAAGACAGTTGGCTCTAAGGCAGAGGTATTTCATGGAACGGCCAAGCATACGAGCGGCGGCCTCCACAAGAAGGATCTTGTGAAGAACAAGGCGGGGCGCATTGTGAGCCGCAAGAAGATGATGGCAGGCAAGAAGGCCATTCAGCGCCTTTTCAAGCTGGGCTATAAGCCTACAAAGGGGACATTTAAGGCCATGAAGAAGGGCATGCGTACCACCCGGCGCAGGAAGGATTAGGAAGAACCTAATCCTATCTAAGCGAACTGCATCGACAGCCACTGAAAGAGGTCAAAGAGTTGCTTCTTGCTGAGCGCCTCCTCTCCGACACTCGCATCCGGGTCATACCAGTATAACGCTCCTCCTGCCTCTTCCTCCACCTTCGTCCAAGCCAGTCCGGCCTTTGCTATTCGCAACTCCTGTAAAATATCGCGAAGGTCTTTCTGCGTATATGTTTTCTTATAAACAGATACCAGTGCTTTGAATATTGTATCAACATACGCGCTATTCGTATCATCAATAGGTGCGAAAAAGATGGCATCATACGGCTGAACCGTTCTCAGAGGTGCCGTTACAATGTGAAGAAGGGTGATGGTCTTCGTAAGTTTTAACCATACGGCATCAGGGACGGCAATGTCCTCGGCGACAACGAGAACATCCTTGGGTGCGTGTAAAATATAGGTGAGGGCCAACGACCAATCAGCCCCCTCTCGAATCTGGAAGGTCGCATCGTATTGAAAGGCAAATAGCTTATTGAAGGCCACGGGGGTATTCGTCAGCAGCACCTTGCGTTTAAAAGGGGCTCTGAGCGCATGAATAGCATCCTTTAGGGGCGGGAGTTTCCCCTTGACAAAGGGACCCTGGCAGAGAATCTTGGCTCCATGAAGGTTCGTCTGAAAGGCATCGAGGTGAACCGTTTCCATCTTATAGATCCATAACCAATCATTTTTAAGCCACAACAGTAGATGATCCCCTCCTTAAAACAGATAGCAATAGCAATTGTTCTACTCGTTCTCGTTGACAGTGTCTGGCTCTTAACAGCGGGACAATATGCGCTCAAAATGACGGAGCGCATCCAGAGCCTCCCAGTATCCTTTAATCTTGGCGCGGGCCTTGTGGTCTACGTGGCCCTGGCCTACCTTATCTATCAGGTCTCCTCCGTCCAGGATGCCGCCCTCTTAGGTGCCGCAACCTATGCGGTCTATGACTTTACATCACTCGCGATCCTAAAGAAATACGAACTCGCTATGGCTGCGGCGGACACGCTGTGGGGAGGCGCTCTGTTTGCCATTGTCTTCTCGATTATCAAATATCTCAAGGTATAACACACCTAAACCTATCCCACCACCTATAAGTAGATGAAGCATTGTTTGATCGTTGGGTGCGGCCTATCGGGTGCCGTGTTAGCAGAACGGCTTGCAACCGTTCTAGGATTTAAGGTCACCATTGTTGAAAAACGCGATCATATTGCGGGAAATTGTTATGACTACAGGGATCCTGAAACGGGCATTCTCATGAATAAGTATGGCGCTCACCTTTTCCACACGAACAACGAACAGGTCTGGGACTATGTCAACCAATTTGATACCTGGGTCCGCTGGGAGCACAAGGTGCTAACCTACGCCGACAAGAAGTTTGTGCCGATGCCCGTCAATATCACAACGATCAATGAGCTCTGTGGCGAGCACTTACAGAATGAATCTGATGTGAATGAATGGCTTGCCACACATCAGATCCAGTATGAGACTATTGAGAACAGCGAACAGATGGCGAAGAGTCGCATTGGCACGACTCTTTACAATAAACTTATTAAGGACTACACCTTCAAACAATGGAATGTCTATCCTGAGTCCCTGGATAAGTCAGTGCTCGCCCGCATCCCTATCCGTCCCAATTTCGATACGCGCTACTTTAATGACAAGTACCAGGCGCTTCCAGAACGCGGCTATACGCATTTCTTTGAGAGGCTGCTCGATCATCCGAATATTACAGTTCATCTTAATACGGATTATTTCGAGCACATCAAGAGTTCTCAGAATACCTATGATCTGACAATTTTCACGGGACCTATTGACTCCTATTTTCCCAATCTTGAAAAGCTCGAATACAGGAGCATCGATTTTCACATTGAAGTTCTCAAGAACATGAACTATTATCAGCCGGCGTCCGTTGTGAACTATCCTGGTAAGGAGGTGCCCTTTACCCGCATCGTAGAATACAAGCATTTTTTGAATCAGGAATCCAAGGACACGGTCATTGTGAAGGAGACCACAAATGCGTCGGGTGAGCCGTTCTATCCTGTGCCAAACGCAAAAAATATGGCGCTCTATGAGTCCTATAAGGCTTTGGCAAAAGCCGAGGAGGCCAAGAATGTGTTCTTTGTCGGCCGCCTCGCCAACTATAAGTATTTCAATATGGATGAGGCCATCGCGGCCTCTCTCCAGTTCTTTGAATCGACTCTCAAACACCTATGAGCTAACTGGCTTTCCTAAAAATGTTCCATATACCTTCATAGCATTTCGCATGCCAGGGGTCTGATACTTATGGTATTTGGCCCTATAATACATGGTAGTCGCCACTTGTTGCTGATAGGCGCGTGGCTTATTGCGAATCTTTTTGAGCGATGAACGCGCTTTTGTTGCACTGCCGTATCCTATGCCAGTTGTTCGTGGATGCCCGCGAGGATTATCACTAAACAGCTGATGTGTGTTCTTTCTGTTCTTTCTGGTTTTTTGAACCATCTACTCCTTATATATTGCCTACTTAAAAATATCAATAGCCGCCTCTCTATTCCGCAGGCTTCTCCTCCAGCCAGTGCTCAATAACTGTTCCATCATCACTCCTATCATACCTTAGGCTTCTTGCCTCTCTACGAGACCATGAATCGCGACTAAAGCACTCATTCCCATATGTGACCCATGCTTTTGCTAAATCATAGGTCATGTACTCCCCGTGTCCCTCAAACCCCGTCTCAACAATTCTCCAAGCAACACGATATAATCCAGACATTTATGCCTAAACTATAAACGCATACAAGTATCAAATTTTTTAACACTTGTATCTAGTAGTATGGATGATTCCATTCGACCGATCGATTTTCTAATCGCATATGGTCCTGTTATCATTGCGTGGATCGGCCTATCTATGACACTCGCCCTCCCTGCATTTAGTCTTCTCTCAGCATTCTTACAAACTATACTTATTCTTCTCTGGAGCTATTGGGGTCATAGATTCGCACACACCATCTCAGCCACCTATCCTATTAGTCTTCTCAATTCACATGTTAGTATTCACCACGATCATGTAATTCCGGTCCCACAATGGTTTAATCTGATCCTAGAGACCTTCGTAAATTTCATGGGATTTTTCTTTATTGTTATTATCCAACAACTGACAGGCATTCATATCTTTAGTACCAGCTTGATCTTGGGTGCTGCCTTTCTCTATATAACAATTCATATACTTGATTTTAGTCTCATAGGAAATCCAGGCCATATTCTACATCATGAACGAACATTTTGTAATTATGATCCCGAATTTATGGATACGCTTTTTAAGACACGCTGTGAACCGGGCACCCCTTATCGAAATATGTCGAATGAAATCCTTCATAGTATCTTTGCCTTTCTAATTGCCATGGGATTCAAGACTACGCTCCATTTAGACTAATAGGCGTGCTATATCGCCCCCTAATCCCTTTAATTGCTTAAACCGAGACAAAACTTCTGATAGGGGTTGGTTAAAAATATAGTTGACACCAAGCAATACTATTGATTTTATGAGATATGCCGCAAATGTAACGCCAATCAAGATCTTTTCGATCTCTTTGATTTGAATCGAATAATCAACAAGCATCAATCGTTTCACCAGTTCAGTTGGTTTTATTCCGATCAGTGGCAATTCACACTCTGCCTTTGTAATTATACATCCATGAAAATAGATACAGGCCATCCAAATAAGCCCCACAAAAATTGTTATGATGAGGGTCATATTTAAATTTGTTCCAAGAACAAGAAATCCCATAGATATTCCAATAATTGCTAGATGCAGTAGGATGAGGAGGTTTCCAATAAGTTCCATCCTTAATTGTTCGACAGATTATTTATCCTATTTTTTCTGGAATTTACTCGCTTTTTTCTTAGCCTCGAGTCCAGCTTTATACAAGGTCGCCGCATCAGCCTCCGTTAACCCATCAATCTTAATATCTTTTGGAAGAGACGCAAAGAGTCTGTTCTTAAGGGTTGTTTTATAGATATAGGGTCCGTAGGGCCCCGTGCGAATCTCATATTCCTTGAAGGTCTTGAGGACGCCCGAGCCTCCTGCCGCCTTCTTGGCCTCCAACTTTTCCAGGACCACCTCGAACGTATCCTGAGGACTTAAAGACAGGGTCACATCCCCGACCTTCACATAGGGTCCGAACTTCCCTGTTCGTCGTATCACAGGCTGTCCGTTCCATTCACCGAGAACTTCGCCCTGAGCCTCTTCTTTTGCTTTGCCAACAAAGGCCAGGGCAACCTCCTCTGTTATGGCGTCAAACAGAACACCTTGCGGCCAGCCGTGAAAGGTGGTATCGTCTTTTGTGGCTCCTTCTGTCAACAGGAGCGGCCCCTTCTTTGACATGACCGCTTTCAGTCCATTCGAGAACGTTTTGAGCTTAGGATTCGCCCCTTCCTTCGAGGGGGCCTTTATCATAGTTTGGTATTTGTCTTTGTAGGTCGCCCAGGTGTCTCTGAGAACCTGCTTCCAGGCTTCTTGGCCCTTCTCGATCCGATCGAGTCGCGTCTCCATCTGGCTCGTGAAGGTATACTCGAACAGGTGGCCGAAATGGGTTTCCAAGAATGCTAGGCACTGAAGGCCGAGGTCGGTAGGGACAAGCTTCTGCTTTTCCGCGCCGACGGTCTTCTTGGAGACCTTGACTTCCAAGGGTTTCGTGGCATCCGCCAAGGTATAGGTCTTAAGATCCACCGTTACACCAGGGAGGTTCTTGATCTCCGCGTAGCCGCGGTCCTGAACGGCGGCCAAGAGGGACGAAAAGGTGCTGGGGCGGCCGATTCCATAGCTCTCGAGATCACGCACCAAGGTGGCCTCCGTGAACCTGCCAGGTGCCTTTGTTTCATGGGGCGCCGCAACAAGTTGACACCACTTGAGCTCCGTGCCTGGAACGAGCGCAACCGCCTGGGCCCAGGCCTCCTTTCCATCCTCCTTCTCGACCTCTTCGGACTCTTCCAAGGCCGCGATGCGCCCCACAATCTGATAGCCAGGGAAGGTGGTGCGCTTCCAGGAGGCGGCCCAGGGAAGACGACTCTCCTCGTCTTCCTCTAAACAGTGGAAGACGACTTTGGTGGTCTCCCCCACAGCCTTCGCCATGACGGACTGGAGCGCACGCTGTCGAATGAGCCCGTAGAGCTTGGGGCCGGCCCCATCCGCCTCCACCGATTCCACGTCTAAATGGGTGGGACGGATGGCTTCGTGTGCCTCCTGCGGGGGAGGCAAGCCCCCCCCGTGCCCCCCTTTTTCTTGCGGCGAGGGAGTTACAGCAGTCTCCCCTTTCTTTCCATCCTTCTTCTTTGCTTCTTTCTTACCATTCTTAACACCTTCTTCAATGACACTTAAATACGCTTTGCCCCACTTGCTCTCCACAACGGCCCTCGCTTCCGCCACAGCCTCTTCCGATAGCACCGCCTTGTCCGTTCTCATATACGTGATATGTCCCGCCTCATACAGTTTCTGTGCCACCTGCATCGTGGACTTCGGGCTCAAGCCAAACAGAGCCGATGCCTGTTGTTGAAGGGTCGATGTAATGAGTGGCTCAGGCGGTGACGAGGACCACGGCCTCACAACATTACTGATAACCGTGGCCTTCCGCTCGTCCCTCCGAATCTCCAAGTAATTCTTGGCCGACTCCTCGTCCTCCAGATCATCCTCCAGAGAGGCCTGGAAAGGACTTAAAGGGGTACCAGACCACGACCCTCCAATCTTCCAGCTACTCGTTGCCTGAAAGGCCTTAATTGTCCTCTCCTTTTCCACCAGCAGTTTGAGCGCAGGAGTCTGACAGCGCCCAGCTGACAAGCCACGGGCAACCTGCGTCCACAGAATAGGGCTCAGTGTAAATCCAATCAGCATATCGAGCATGGAGCGGGCCTGCTGGGCCCAGATACGGTCCATATTGAGTGTCCGAGGGTGATCCACCGCCTTCAGAATGGCAGATTTGGTGATCTCGTGGAACACGATGCGCGGCGTAGTTGCGAGCGGCAGCTTGAGAAGCAGGGCAACCGAATAGGCGATGGCTTCGCCTTCCCGATCATCATCCGCAGCCAAGTAGACGGTGGATTTGCCCTTCGCCGCCTCGCGCAGATCCTTCTGGACCCTGGACTTCTCGCTGATGAATTCGAACCGCGGCTCAAAGTCATTTGCCAGACCCACGGCATCCAGGCTCTCCTCGAGAGCTCGTATATGTCCCATAGAGGCCACGACTTGGAATTCGGGACCTAAGAACCCCTGTATCTTCTCACATTTTGCGGGGGACTCGACAATAACGAGTTTCATTTGCCGATCTAACTAGGGGATTAATTCATCAAATTTAGCATCGACTATACCAATAGGGAATGAACTTCCAGACGTCAGTTCAACAATCATCGTTACAGGGCTCGCTCTTTGAGCTCGTGGCGCGAGGGCGCAAGGATGACTATTTTGCGGTCGATAAGACCACGAGCGACCATATATTTAGTTCCAAATACGACTCGACCACGCCGTTCCTACAGGAGAGGAGGACCACTGTGCCCCTCAATGCGCCCCAGTTCGGCAATACATTTGAGATCGAGATCGATAAGTTCGGTGATGTTCTGACGGAGTGTAATCTGCTGATCGAACTCCCCACCTGGCTGCCACAACTCCCTATGAGTTTCGGGGGCACCACCTTGCCTCCTGTGGAGGCCAATTCAACCTACTGGATCAAGGACCTTTCGGGCGCAAGCTACGGCTACTGCGACTATATTGGCAACTTCCTCTTTGAGCGCATCCAGTTCTATCAGGATCAGGCGCTCATTCAAGAATGGTCGGGGGACATGCTCTTCGGTTTAACATCCACAGAGGGATCTTGGAATAGCTCGTATTTGGCAGCACAGCAGCTTGGAGGTATCACCGTCGGCAATGATCCGATTCGCACTATCGCCTACAGGGCTACCCCTGGAACTCTGCGTCTCGCCCTGCCCCTTCCTGGCCTCCAGACGCCAGGGGACGGGGGCTTTCCCCTCTGCTGCTTGCCGGTTCAGAACTATCGCCTCCGCATCAAGCTCCGAAAGTTCGAGGATCTCGTCTCATCCTTTCCGTCTCAATACAAGCCCAATCCGTTCTCGAAAACCTTTCAATACACCTTTCCGACAGGGGAGACCCAGACCATTCAGCCGATCGCCAGGGAAGCCCTCGGTCAGCCCACGATCGTTCTCGAAACAATTCAGGCGTATCTCGATCCTGATATCCGAGCCTCCCTTCAGAAGCAGCGGCAGTCCATCCCTTTTCGTCGTCCCTTTGAGAATGTCTTTACCTTTGGCCCCGCGGATTTTGCGGCCCTCGATGTGTCATCAATTGCGGCATCAACACGGCGCCTCGATGCCTGTTTTCCCGTGGAACGCGTCATGGTCTATTTTAGAACAGCCAATGCGCTCGACAACAATGAATACACAAATCTGATAAATCCCGCCTCCCCTGACGGACAGTTCTACAATGCCATGAAGCTGATTATTGCGGGGAGAGACCGTGAATATGACTATCCGCCGCTCGTCTGGCAAGATATAGAAGCCTATGCAAAAGATGAGATCGATTCGGGCTATACAATCAGCGAAATGCGCTGGAATCTGGGGGATATGTATTCGATGCCGCGTCCCTTTTCGCGAGTGCCGAACGGTTCCATCAATTTCACGACGGCGGATCGACCGACCCTGTATTTTCAGCTCAACAATGTGCCAAATCAGACAATTTCCGGCCAGCGAAAGGTGGAACTGAGGGCTTTCATGGATGGCTGGAACGTCTATGAGATACAACAGGGTCGCGGCCGAATGCTCTTCGCAAATTAAACAGATGTAAGTATATGGCCACAAATTTTTATAAGGAATTTAATCGCCTGGAGGCAACCTTGGCCGTAACACAGAACCCTTTTCAGCCCATTCTGCGCCCCTGCCCCTATACCAAGAAGTATCCATATGTGTTGGCCGTCACCTATTGGTTCAATGACAAGGTCCGTCACAGTCTCGTGGAATGCTTACCGAATGGCAAATTCGCAGAACTAGAATGGAACAAAGAACCTATTCGTCTTTCAACATACTATAATACGGTCATAGATCTAGAATCAAAGCTCAAGGGGCTTTTGGAAGGGGGAGATCCTAACTGAAATCACATATCTAAAGTGTATAAACGTAGATATGCAGAATGTATTACCTATCCGTGGGTGCTATGTTTAAAAATGAACGCAATGGAATTGTGGAGTGGATCAAACACTATTTACATCATGGGGTCGAGCATTTCTATCTGATTAATGATGGATCGACCGATAACACGGTGGCTCAGATTCAAGAATATATTGATAAGGGGCTCATAACGCTTTTTAATGTAGAAGAACCCTATTATCTTGGTCGTCAACGCAATTTATATAATCGCCATATACTTCCGTGCATCAAGCAAACAAAGTGGCTTATGATGGTGGATTTGGACGAGTATGTATGGTCGAGACAATCTATCAATCTTCTATATGTTCTAAAATCAGCCGAACATTTGGCACAGATCCAGATTCGAGAACTTCTGTTTGGGTCCAATGGACACGAACAGCAGCCAACAGGGCTTGTGAAATCATTTACAAAGCGTAGAGCAGAACGTATAGTAGAAAATCCAAAACTGAAATATATTGTGAATAGTGACTATGAATTTGGATCCTTGAATATTCATCACGCGAATTTCATGGACTCTACCTTCATACATCGAACCGATAAATTTATAATTGTTAATCCTGATTTTCTCTGCTACAATCACTACAACTGTCAGTCACGAGAGCACTGGAATACTGTGAAATGTATGAGGGAAGATGCTGACAATTATTTAGTAAGGACGGAGGAGGATTTTAAAGTATATGATATCAATGAAATGGAGGACCTGGAATTAGTTCAGCAGAATGCGTCTATAATGTAGATAGCCAATAGCATACAGAATTTGTATCAGATTGCGTATAGAGGGGCTTGGGCTTTCCCTTTACGATTGGAAGCCAGGAGGGAATAACGGAGCCCCCACAATATCCAAGACTATAGTCATTCTCATCGACATCGCATAAATGCCACTGAATTCCTGGGCGAAAGTTCACGATCTGCTGGAGATTGAGGCGATTACAGGGACCGCACCACTTGGCCGTAAAGTAGACAATGGCAATGTCGGGAGGATCATACGCTTGGAGTAGGGCCTCGAGGGATTCCTGGCTCAGGGGGCTCATCTGTTGCTTCACCTCCGTGTTGCTTAGCGGCTTTTGATTTTGCGGAGTCTGTGCCTTTTGGTTCTGCTGCATTCTGTCTCTGTCGCCGTAAAGAAACAACAATACTAGACACGAGGATGAATCCGATGGTGCCGAGGAGCAGCATGGTAGCAAGTGGATTGGAGCTGTCTAAGGCTCCCCCTGTCTGTTCTGCGATCTTTACCTGGAGTTCCTGAGCGGTTGGCAGGGGTCTACCCTTTTCTTCAGCGAGCAGCTGTTCGCCCTTTGTCTTTGCAACAATGATTTCCTTGACCGTTGCTTTGACAACCTTGACCGTCATCCCGTATGCGTCGCGTAATCGTTCTATAAAGGTTCTTAGGAATGGAGCAAAGGTACTTAGGATCGGTATGAATTCCATGACAGTCAGGGTTGTTTCGAGAGCCCAGACCGTAAAGACCATGAGGACACTGGGACATTCTGCTTTCTCATCGGCGGGTTTCGGAGTACCGAAGAACAGCCAGTTCTGATCTAGCGCCGAGCTAGTATCTAATAAATAGTAATAGGCATTACTAACGAACCAGAGCATCGCAATTGGAATGCCAATGATACTTATAAAGGAAAAGAGACGGATGGCACCATTAAAGAAATTGCCGGTTAAGAAGGAGTCTCCTCCTATCACCCCAGAACAGACTAGAATGAGTCCATAGATCATAAAATTCAGATGTTTGTTGAGTTGATCGGTAGGAGGGAGTTCTCGTTTGGCATCACGGAATCGGCCAGCAGCGAGACCGGTAGGCCCTATAATGGGGACAGAAGGCCCGTATAAGCGAACTTGATCCTGTGAAACCGTTGCGCTCAGTGCGTCATAGTACCACCAGTAGCCCAAGGTGAAGATATTGAAAATGAATTTTACAATGGCGCCAATGGGACTTCCTAAATATAGATAGTCGAGGCCAAAAAATCCGCCTGCAATTGTTAATGCGAAATACCAATTGTAGTCTAGATTCTGTGTTTTCCAACGATCCAGCGTCGTGGGTAGTATTAACTGTTTAATTTGCTCCATGGCCACTCTAACTAAATCCGATACTTATATTGTAAACAGAACTCCACCGAATCCATTCACCACACGGAACACATTATAGTTCAGGGCGTAGATACGAATTGTGGCGCTTCCTCGCACGGAGGTTGCTGGATTAGTCGAGGAGGCCGTATTGAGAACGGGGTTCATAGTAATTTGCCAGTTTACGGAATCGATGCGGCTGGCATTGAGTGTTCCTGATGGCTGAGCGTCTTCAGGTCGGAGGGCCATAGAGTAGCAGTAGATGTATTGCTGTACCGGGGTCGTGGTGTGATGATCGTAGGGCTGGAGAAGACGGAAATAGGGCGCTGTGCGAACCTGGAAGCGGTCGTAGCCGTCGAGTTGTAGGAGCGCCGTGGCAATGAGATCCGTGCGGACGGTGCCCGGCGAAAAGAAGCCGCCGATGGCCGACACATCGAGGGCCTCGTTTGTCGCAAGACTGCTGAAGTTGAAGGGTTCATTGATCTGGCTCATGAAGTCGCGTTTCGCAACGAAGATGAACTCCTTGATGGGATGATTGAAGTCCGTCTGGATCGTTATCTGAGACTGGAAGGGAGTCACAGACATGAGGGGTGTATATTGGACCTGTTCGATGAGGTATTCGTGGCTCTTCGCGACGAAGCGACGGCGCTCCTCGACATCTAGATAGACGTAGTCGCCCCAGAGCATCATACTCGTGATATTCGCGGGATTGACATAGAGATTACATTTGGTATCCGTCAGCATAGCGGCATTATAGAAGAGTGTGTTGAGGGGCGCAATCGTGATATTGATACGGATAGGGTGGTATTGAAGGGCAAGGAGGGGAAGATAGAGACCCGGATTGCGGCAGAAGTAGAACTGGAGAGGGACTAGGAGCTGGAGCCCTGGACTGAGGGGGCCAGGGATGAAATCGGGAACCATGTAGGGGTCCACACAGCCGACCATGTTGTTGAGTGCCTGTTGCTGGGAGGCGGGAGTGACGAGTTGCTCCCAGATCTGCATCCATTCACCTGTCTGTTTGTCGATCTCCTGTTCGCCGACCTCGAAAGTGATCTCCTGAATGAGGGCATTTCCAATACCGTTCACATAGGACACGGGATTTCCTGAGAGGTCTATAAGTCTAGGGAGAACGACGTCGAGGTAGATCTTGCCGAGGAGATCTCCACGGCGTGGAATGAGACAGGAGATGCGCTGCCCGAAGTTCGCTGTGCCGTCAAAATACATGGGCTGGGACTCGACGGCAAAATTGGTATAACGCCGATAGACCATTTTAAAAAAAGATATTTGGGGATTTCCCGTTAAAAAGACATCCTGTTTGCCTTGCGCGACGAGCTGTAATAAACCACCACCTGCAGGCATTCCTGTTAATAACTTCCGGTTATTCTTAGGCCGGAAATAACAAGTCAAAGTGTCATGTTTAATTCGAGGATTAAAGATCTGCTAATCAGTAGGATGTCGTATAAGGCAAGTGATGTATATAGAACGGCGTTTCTTACGGTGGATGGGACGCTCGACAGTAATAATTCTCAACTCTATTTCCGTCCCCTCCAGTATCCTCTTCAACCCGTATCGGGCAATTTCTATGCTTTGAGTCCTGCACAGGGAACAGATCCGAGTATTCGCATTAATCAGTTTTCGAGCAATGGAACCCTCCAATCCTACGGATATCTCTATGATACCCAGTTTAATCCGATTCCCCCTGGTGCCTACGTTCTAGTCGCTGTAGGGGAAGGCGCTAATCCCATCATCTATTCCAATGACGGCTTTATTTGGCTAAAATCTGCCAATGGTGCTACTATATTTAGCGGGGGATACTGTACTGCCATTGCATATAATGGCTATATTTGGATTGCCACGGGATCAGCAGGTGCAGCATCAACGCTTGCATATAGCAATAATGGAAGTGATTGGATAGCTTCTGCGAGTGCTAGAACCCTATTATCATCGGCCCGGACAATTGTGACAAATGGCCCCTTGTCAATTGTAGGAGGACCGGTTACATCCGGTATCAGTGTTATATACAGCACAGATGGAATTTCATGGGAATCCTTGGTTCAGGCAAGCAATTATCTAACAACGGCCTGCTTGGCCGCAGCATGGAGCGGTTCTACATGGGTTCTGGGGGGATCAGGAATAGAGACACTTATTTACAGTTATGACGGTATATCCTGGTATCCCTCGAACAATGGAAATACTATATTTAGTCAATGTAATTCTGTCGCTTGGAGCGGAAGTCGATGGGTGGCGGGTGGCTCAGGAACTAATACGATTGCCTATAGTGCGGATGGAATCAATTGGGTTGCGTCGACCCCTGTAAAACTGCTGGGAACAGCCTGTAAAGCCGTGGGCTGGAGCGGTGCACAATGGACTGCTGGCGGCACGGATCCCACGAACAATACAATTGTTTACAGCACAGATGGTGTATCATGGAGTGATGCGGTCGATGTATCTGGATACTTTACATCCTGTAATGCTGTCGCATGGTCCCGAAATGCGTGGCTAGCAGGTGGAACAGGTACAGAGTCTATGTTAATCAGCTATGATGGGATCAACTGGGCGCCTATAACCGTCGTTAAACCTTTACTTACCTCCTGTAATGGGATAGCGGTAAATAGAGTCCTACCGAATGTGGCGATACCAGAACGGATCGTTGTTACCTATCCGTCGAATCCTCTGGACCTCATAGGTGGCACGAATGTAGGGGGGGTCGGCGCAATCCTTTCCAGTAGCACAGATGGAATCACATGGATTCCTGTGCCAAACACAAATAGTATTTTTACGAATTCTATTTGTAATGCAATTGCCTGGGATGGAGATCAGTGGCTCGCGGGATTTAGTGGAACGGGCCCCTATAAGCTTGGAAACAGTGGCGATGGATTCAAGTGGAGCGGGAATGCATCGGCGAGCTCCCTGTTAACAACTGGCTGCTTTGCTCTAGCATCGAATGGATCGTTGTGGCTTGCGGGAGGCTCTGGTTCTAGCCGCCTCATTTATAGCACGGATGGAGATGTGTGGGCGAATGTCACAGGGAGCCCCTTTGATACAAGTGCTTGTTTAGCGATTGGTTGGAACGGATCCCTGTGGGTTGCGGGATCCAGTGCTGCTTCAAATCGACTTGCGTATAGTGCTGATGGATCTGCGAACTGGTTTGGTAGCACATCAGGAAATGCGCTTTTTACGACGAGTTGTCAATCAGTCGGATGGAACGGTAGGATCTGGGTTGCGGTTGGATCGAGTGGAGTATCAGGTGTCATTGCTACCTCTACAAATGGGTTGACCTGGACGACTGCCTCCACGGTTCCCGCGACCACTGTTTGGAATTCGGTGGCCTGGAATGGAACTATCTGGGTTTTAGGTGGAACCGGCGCAACTAGACTCGCTTACAGCTATGATGGCAATGTATGGCTTGTCCCACAGAATACCGTATTAACCACCAGTTGCCGATCAGTTGCCTGGAATGGAACTCTCTGGATTGCGACAGGTTCTGGGACCAATACAGCAGCCTACAGTTATAATGGAATCACATGGACGCCTGCAAATAGCACAAGTATAAGTATAGGATATAGTGCGGGCGTTAATCGCGCTTTTGATGAAACAGGCCCTATGAATCCCCCGCCAGCCTTTTATCCAACGACCTCCACAGTGGGCGGTGCTGTTTATTCGACGGGCTTCACGAACCTCTATACGTCTTCCACCCTCTTCATTAACGATGTGAGTGGTGCCATTGGCCTGAATCGAACCCCTGTGCTTCACACGGCTATAACAGGCGCGAACATTCAGCCTAATATCGATATATCGGGTCAAGGGATCTGGACGACCTCCTCCAATGTGACAGGCCCTTCGATCACCTTGGAAAATAAGAGTTCAGATCGAAAGGCATATGCTGGGCGCATTTTAATGCAAAATACGTCAAATAATTATGGCTGGTCGATTGATACGCTATCAGATAATACAACAGCCCCCAATCTAGACAATGATATGCGATTTATCCGATGGACTGGAACATCATCGAATGTTGTCATGGATTTTAATAAGGGAGATGTGGGGATCGGCGGTGTTCCGAATCAAGGCAATGAGACATTCAAGATGGATGTTTTTGGCTCGGCCCGCATCAGTAATAACATATCTGTGACAAATTCTGTTCTAGCAAGGGATGTATCAGCAACAAATATTTTTATCTCGAATGATGCAAAGCTAACAGATGTTTCTGCTAACAACATCCAAGTTTCAGGGCGCTCTATTCTAACAGATGTCTCTGCTGTCAATCTGACGGTTACCAATGATATTCAGCTAGCGGATGTCTCTGCTAACAATATTCAAGTTTCAGGGAGGTCCATTCTAACAGATGTCTCCGCTACTAACTTATACGTTTCGAATGATACCTTGCTAACCGATGTCTCAGCAACCATACTTCAAGTCTTAGGGAGGTCCATTCTAACAGATATCTCTGCTAATAACATTCAAGTCTCAGGGCGCTCCATTTTAACAGATGTTTCTGCTACTAACCTATCCATTTCAAATGATACCCTGTTAATCGATGTCTCAGCAACCATACTTCAAGTCTCAGGGCGCTCCATTTTAACAGATGTTTCTGCTACTAACTTATCCATTTCGAACGATACCCTATTAACAGATGTCTCAGCAACCATACTTCAAGTCTCAGGGCGGTCCATCCTAACAGATGTCTCTGCCACCAACATATTTATCTCGAATGACACCCGTTTAGTCGATGTCTCGGCAACCATACTTCAAGTCTCAGGGCGCTCCATCCTAACAGATGTTTCTGCTACTAACCTATCCATTTCGAACGATACCCTATTAACAGATGTCTCAGCAACCATCCTTCAAGTCTCAGGGCGCTCCATTCTAATAGATATCTCTGCCACCAACCTATCCGTCTCAAATGATACCCTGTTAACAGATGTCTCAGCAACCATACTTCAAGTCTCAGGGCGCTCCATCCTAACAGATGTTTCTGCTACTAACTTATCCATTTCGAATGATACCCTGTTAACCGATGTCTCAGCAACCATACTTCAAGTCTCAGGGCGCTCCATTTTAACAGATGTCTCTGCCACCAACATATTTGTCTCGAATGACACCCGTTTAACAGATGTCTCGGCAACCATACTTCAAGTCTCAGGGCGCTCCATTCTAACAGATATCTCAGCCACTAACCTATCCGTCTCGAATGATACCCGTTTCGTCGATGTATCAGCAGCCATGATTCAAGTCTCAGGGAGGTCCATTCTTACAGATATCTCTGCCAATAATCTTAATGTAAATAGTATATCAGCAACTGGATCTATTGCGTCTTCTTTATCTCTTGCGAGTCGTGGACAGCAAAATATGCTTTTTGGAGCAAATGGGCCAGGAAAATACCTAGGAACTTATAATATTACACCTGGATCCACCATAAGTAAATATTCTATTTTTTTAGTTACAATAAATCTTGTTTTAAGTGCTAACCCTAGCGATATAACCATTTTAATAAATGGCACAGGGGCATATACTACTGCTGGCACTATTGGCAATCCTGCCACTCTATTTTCGTTTACAACAGTGAGTACACCTGTATCCAATAGTATAACAATTGATATCACTATCACTAGCGGGGGAATTGATACAGGATCTGGTAGTGTTTACAGCATCGTCGGCCTCGCCTAACCGCGAACCAACCCTCTCATTTTATGTCCCTCACACCTATTAGAATGGCGAATCGCAAGGTCCAGGATATTGACTATCTGACCGTAAGAAATATTACGGCAGTAAATCCGACCAATAATCGCCCCCCCACACCCAATTATGTGTTGGCGGTCGGTCAGGGGGGTGTTGCAACATGGGTCAATCCACTTTCAAATCTGAATATGTACGGATTTGTAGGTGGAACGGGTCCTACTGGTCCAGGAAATGGTGGTGAGGGCGGAACAGGTTATACAGGTTATACAGGCTATACAGGTTATACAGGACCAACGGGACCAACAGGACCAACGGGACCAACAGGACCAACGGGACCAACAGGACGTACAGGACCAACGGGGTCAACAGGACCAACAGGACCAACAGGACCAACGGGACCAACGGGACGTACAGGACCAACAGGACCAACGGGACCAACGGGACCAACGGGACCAACGGGACCAACGGGACCAACAGGACGTACAGGTTTCACTGGCCCTACAGGCCCTGGAATAACAGCACAAGGTCTAGGGACAGGAACAATACTTCTTCAAAATCCTAATAATTCCAATATATACACAAGCTCTGCTCTCAAAATTTTAAGTGACACCAGTGGTAATTCATTTATTACCATATCAGGAGATATTGTTCCTTCTATCGATAATAGATTTAATCTTGGATCTCCAACCAACTTCTTCAAAAGTGCCTATTTTGGCTCGAATACAATCTTTATCGGCGGCGTCCCTATAGGGTCTGATATTTGTGGAAATATCACAATGGGGTCACTTAAAGTAATAGGGGATTCTATTCAAATTGGATCAGCAGTTATAACATCTGATACAAGTGGCAATCTGATTGTAACAAATACAGGGGGAACAGGATCAACTGAAGGATTTGGAGCAACTGGTTATACTGGTTATACTGGTTATACAGGACCTCAAGGTATTGCTATAAATACTGGTGCAACAGGTCCAACAGGTCGAACAGGTCCTACAGGATTCACAGGTTCTACAGGTCCTACAGGATCTACAGGTTCCACAGGTCGAACAGGTCCTACAGGATCTACAGGTTCTACAGGCCCTACAGGCCCCACAGGTCCCACAGGTTCTACAGGCCCTACAGGATCAACAGGTCCAACCGGTCGAACAGGTCCTACAGGTCCTACAGGTCCTACAGGCCCCACAGGATTCACGGGTTCTACAGGCCCTACAGGCCCTACAGGTCCTACAGGTCCCACCGGCCCTACAGGTCCTACAGGCCTTACAGGTCCTACAGGATCAACAGGCCGAACAGGCCCTACAGGTTCTACAGGTCCTACAGGGCCTACAGGCCGAACAGGCCCCACCGGCCCAACAGGCCCAACAGGTCAAATCGGCCCAACAGGACCCGCAGCAAAACCAGCGATTCAAACCTATTATAATCCATCATTATTA